AATAATGAAGAGCAGAGTGTAGGTCAGTCTGAAAATCCCAACTCAACTGAAAATCTTTTAGTACCAAATTCAACTGACTCTATGATTGATGATTATGCTGGAATTATAAATGCTAGTAAAGAATTTAAAGAGGGTGAGGGAAGTGATTTATATAAAGGTATTCAAGATGATTATTTTATAAATCAAGAAAAACCATCCAAATCGGCTGATTTTAACGATACATCTACAGTGCCGGAAGATATAACTTATGCTGATGCTTTATATGCTAAAAATTTAGAGCAGTATTATGAATACAAATGTAAAAAGAATTTTGTTAATAGAGAAATTTCACCAATAGTACCTATTGAACTAACACTAACCACATATGGTACATCTGGTTTGTTACCCGGTGATATTTTTAATATTGATTACTTACCAGCACAATATAAAGATAGAACTTACTTTCAAATTATGAACGTAGAACATAGTGTTGATAGTAGTGGTTGGAAAACAACACTTCAAACTCAAATGAGAGTTAGAAGAAATTCTATGGAAGATTCCTTATTTAAAAATCCAGAAATATATTTAGCGACCGATTCTGTTTTGTTACAACGTAAATTAAGTACAGAGGTTAAAAAACACTTTAAGGATTTTCAATTAGATGAGGGTAGAACTACAGATACAGTATTAGTTCTTAAAGTAAAAGGTAGATTATCAAAAAAAATATACACAGCTCTTAAATCAATGAACAATAAAGGAAAAAAAGGTGGAAGCACTGGATACAGAGGTTGGTATACATATCATAACCAAAATGCTCCTGGAACCCCACAGGCTCCAAATAAATTGAATGTGGAACTAGATGGAGATTATACATTATTAGTTGGTAATGGTGGAGCGATAGCTATTAATGAAAATAGTTCTGCGTTCAAAATATCTAACTCTGTGGATAGATTGATAAGGTATTTCACAAAATTTTGTGAAAAGCCAACCAATGATTGGAGTCCTTCAGACAGATTAAGATTTTAAAAAAAGTCTTGGTTTTTATACTAAAAAGGTTATATATTAAAGTATGAGTTATATTGTTATTCCTATATTTTCTGATCCATTCTTGCATCCATTACATAAAGATAATGGTTTATCTTTACTATATGTACAGGAAATAGGTAAAGAAAGTAAGATAATATGCCAATTTCACCCCGATTGTGTTGGTGTATTGGAAGATTACAAATGGTTAGAAGATGAACAAATTTATACTCCAGATGCTAAAATATTAAATCATGTTTATCCATTTAAAAATGTGGTGGATATGAATTGGTATTGGTGGTCTGCTACAAATCAACCATTTGATATGGGTAAGGTGAGGAATAATGCATATGATTTCTTCCATAACAAATACTATAATGCTAGAAGATTAAATGAAATAATACCTATATTGAAACACAAAGAATATTGTGATGATTTAGAAAAATCGATGATATTAACTAATGGTATTGGTTGGGGTAAATTATCTGAACTAGATTATAGTAGAGAAGCAACAGAAGCCTTCGGTTACATAGAAAAAAACGGAGTAAGAGTATCAGATGATGTATGTGATATATTTGATATGAGAGTAAAGAAACATATATCAGATGGTAGGTTATATACAAAATATAATCTATGGACATCTACAGGTAGGCCATCTAATTCATTCGGTAATGTAAACTTTGCAGCTATGAAACCAGAACAACGAAAGGCTATTATACCTGAATATGATATGGTAGTAGAATATGATTATGATGCATATCACTTACGATTGATAGGTGATATTATTGGGTATAAATTTGATAAAGAATCAGTACATCAACATTTAGCAGATAAGTATGGTAGTACATATGAGGAGTCAAAACAGATAAGTTTTAAGTTATTGTATGGTGGAATAGATAAAGAAACAAGGAAAAATATCACATTTTTTGGATTAACATATGATAAAATAAATGCGTTTTGGGAGTATTTTAAATCTAATAATTTCATAGAAACTGATATTTATAAGAGGAAACTATTATCTAAAAACTATACAGATATGAACAAAAATAAGTTGTTCAACTATTTGATTCAAGCATATGAAACCGAATCAAATATTAAGACGATAATTGAAATAAAACACTATTTATTACAGAAGAAGACAAAATTAGTTTTGTATGGTTACGATAGTTTTCTTTTTGACTTCTCTAAAGAAGATGGAGCTTCCACTTTGACAGATATAAAGAATATATTAGAGAGAAATGGACATATGGTTAAAGCCAAAGCGGGTTCAAATTATGGTGAAATGCAAGACATTTCCGAAAGGTTATAGATGAAATTAATTGACAATATACTTACTGAATGGGCATATAGGGTACATGATGGTATGCCTAATCCGAAGAATCCACTACATATAATTCAACTAAAAGAGGTTATGCAGTATTTAGAGGTTAATAGAGAAGTTATAGATATGGTGGTATCACACTTAATAGGTGAAACTAAAGATGACAAATATGTATCTATTGGTTATGGTAGGTACAAAGAAAAAGGAAAAGAAAAAGATAAAAATGCTCCAACTTTTACAAAAGATGACAGTGGAAATTATATCCCATATAAAAAAGGTGGTGATAAAAAACAGACTGGAAAATCTGAAACACCACCAGAACCAAAAATAACAAAAATTGCAGACAATCCATTTTCTGCTGACGATGAAGCTGATGATATGAAAAGTGATGCAGCTCAACAATCTAAAGATGATGAAGACGAAAGTGATGTTCAAAAAGCAAGAGCTAAATTTGGTAAAACTTATACAAAATCTTTGGATACAAATAGAGATGAGTTTAATTTAAAAAATAGAGAAAACCAAACTGAAAATGTTTATACGTTACCTGATGGTATAAAAAGTAATCCTAAAATACCAAAGAGATATACTCAATTGTTAGAAAGAGCATTAAATACAAATAGAAATGCTGGTGATAATACTGATAGAGCTGATTATTATGGACTGACAGGTGTTGGTGCTGGAAATATTGAATCTAATTTAGGTGAGTTAATGACGATGATGGCTACAACTCTTAGGCGTAAAGATAGAGAAGAATTTTTTAATGGTGTAGATAATCACTTGTCTAAAACAAAATATAACGAACAAAGCACTCATGTGAGTGAAAAATGGGTTAAAGCGGCTAAAGAAAATAGTTCAGCCATATTAAGATTGTTTTATGATAGATATGGGAGTGAGTATGAGATAACTGCTGGTGCTTGGGATGTAGAAGAAGAAGTTAGAGATATGGGATTTGATTATAGTGAGAAAGGGTTTAGTACGGATGTATTTTTTAAACTTAAAACAAAATTAGGCGATGTAGTTCCTGAAATATCTTTAAAACAAGCTTTACAAGCTAACCTTTTAAATTCATCGGTTGGTGCAGTTTTCGGTGATGTTGAATTACCAATGCATTTAAAACCATCTACATTTTCTGATAATGAAGTTTCTAATAATGATAAATATTATAAAAATAATCAATCCGATGTTAGAACATTCATAAATGATGTAGACATTACCGACAAAGAATTTTTAAAAATGGCGAAAGAAGTTGGTATGGTTATGTCTAATAATAAACCTATACAGGCAGATAGAATAGTTTCAGAGCTTGTTGAAATGGTAACCAATGCTAAAGAGGATTTACTCTCAAACGAACAATTAGTTATTGATAGAAATTACGTTGGTAGTATCAGACAAGCCGGTGCTAAAACGAAGGGTGGTTTTACTGGTGGTAAAAAAGAAACATTAAAACCATTATTTATGTTGGGTAGAATAATGGCACAAAAGGGTGATGGAAATGCTGTTGAGTTCGTAAAAGCTCAAGATAAGTTAGGAAAAGATTATGCTAAAGGAATTTTACAACACATAAATGACAAAGACGAAGCTAAGTCTGCTGTGTTAAAAACTGTGCAACAAAAATTACCATTAAAATCTGTATCTAATGGAGAAGAGGATATAGTATTAGGTCAATATAATTTAACAAAAAAAACATTAAAAGGTATATTTGGAACGGATGACTGGAATAAAATTAAGGAAAGTCTAGAGGTTGATTCTGAATCAGATCCTCCTACAATTCAATATTCTGGTTTAGTTAGGGGAACTGAAACAAAGATACCAATTTCAACTATTAAAGTAAGAGAGGATGGTATAGGTTATAAGGGTGCACATAAATTTGATATGGTATTAGATCCATCCTTTGCTAAACGAGTTAAATCTGTATCTGATACTGTTTATGGAGCTCAAGAAGAACTTCCATATCCTGTTGGGATATTAGAGCCCGGTAGTAGAGAACCAGTGAGTAATTAATATGAGAACACAACTATTAGCATCATTCACAACAAAAGAAGATTTAGACAAAACAGTCAAAAAAATACAGAATGCCTATACAATCGCATTCGGTAAGATATATGTGTTACAAAATGAAAATAATGTAAATGAGTTAATATGTACATATAATGTGGATTTAAACGCAGGAGCAGATTACAATGATGTGAAGGGAACTATATCTCTTCATAGAAAAAAACATTCTAATACATTGTATACTATAAATGCATTGAATGAAGTTATTGCAAATTTAAATAATGGGGTTATAGATAGTAAATTTATAGTACCTTGGGAAAATTTTAAAAATACTTTGATGGTAACAAATTCAGATGGACTTAATAAAATATCAACAAGAATTTATAAGATAATAAAAATAAATTAATGGTTTTCAAAATTCATATATATTTATATATGGATTGTTAAATAAATAAATACTAATACATTTTAGGAGAAATAGGTTATGGCGAGTGTAGTAAAAACAAAAAAGCCCACAAAACAGGCACCAAAAAAGAAAACAGAATCATCACAAGAATCACCTTGGTACGTTTTTTGTTCACAAGGATGTGGTTTTTGTAAAAAAGCTGAACCGGTAATAGAAGAGTTAAATAATGAAGGTTATAACATTTTAAAGCTTGATGTTGCCGAAGGTAATAACTCAAAATTAGCAGAAGAATTAAAAAAAGAATATAATACTCAATGTGGTACACCATGGTTTATTAATGCAGAAACTGGTAAGGGTGTATGTGGTTATAGAGAAAAAGCAGTTATTAAAAAATGGTTGGATGGTGAGGATATTCCAGAACCACCTAGACCAAAAGGAATGCCACCTAGACCACCATTTATGGGTGTTACTAAAAAAGAAGAAAATGAGTGGAAAACACAATATAATAAGTGGTTAGATAATAACAAACACCTTCCAGAAGCTCAAAGAAAAACAGCCGAAGAAATTTTATCTCAACCAAGACCAAAATCAGAACCACCTCGTCCCCCAATGGGCGCAGATGCTACAGAAGAGGGTATTGATAAATGGGGTATAGAATTTGGTAAGTGGCAGAAAGAAAATTCTCATTTACCAAATATGCAGCCTGTAGATAAAATGGTTGAAAACTTCAAAGCTAGATTAAAAAATGCTCCAACACAACCAAATGCTCAACCATCATTACCACAGATAGACGCTTTAGAAAAAAGAATTGCTGATTTAGAAGCAAAACTTAATTCTGTTCAAAATAATAACGTAGCGGAGGTTAGTGGTTTAACCGAATGGGAAGAGGATATTGAATATAAATTAGATGCTTTAATTGAACATTTGGGAGTTAGAGTTTAGTTGAAATTTAAATTTAAACCTACTTTATCAAAAGATAGAGAAGCTACAGAAAAAGAACTAAAATGTATTGAAAAAACAGAAGAGATGTTAAAGGAGGAAAAAAAACTTCCTCCTACATCTCAGATGATTCGTAATATTGCTACAGATCACTGGCGTTCTCTAAAAGCATGGGTAAAAGGTTCACAGGTTATAACTCCACAAGAAGAGGCACAAAGAAGATGGGAAATCTGTAAAGCTTGTCCTGAACTCCTCTATGATGAAACTAATCCAGACACTGGTAAAAAAGATGGTAGATGTCCTCATTGTGGATGCTTTATGAACGTAAAAGTTCACTATGCAGTTGCTCATTGTCCTTTAGGTAAATGGGAAAAAGATTACGAATCTAATGATGGAGATTATAATGAATAATTTAACTTATGGTGAATTAAAAGAAATATGGGATGGTCAAAAAAATCTTACTAATAAGCCAATATTTATAGATTTTTATGGTAACTGGTGTGCACCTTGTAAAATGTTCAAGCAGGTGCTTGATGAAGTTACACCAGAATATAGAGATAGAATTACTTTTTACAAAGTAGATATTGATGAGGAAATAGACTTGGCTAATATATTTCAGATTAAATCTATACCACATTTTGTTACAATATCAAAAGATGGTGGGGTTTCTCCTGGAGGTGGCGCTATGAATAAAGAAACCCTCAAATATTTTTTAGAAGGACTTCTTTTAAAATAATTAAAAAAATGCTTGTTTTATATATCAAAAAAGATATATATTATAGTAATAGGTTATATGGTTACATAGTTAACCATAAATAATAAACAATAAACAATAATAATAAATACGGAGAAAAAGCATGGACTTAAATGCTATAAAATCAAAACTAAATCAGTTACAATCAACAACTTCAACAGCAAATAACTTTTGGAAACCTGAGCCTGGTAAACAGGTTGTTCGTATTGTTCCTTATACTCATAATAAAGATAACCCATTTGTGGAATTATTTTTTCATTATAATTTAGGACAAAACAAAACTTTCATGTCACCAATGTCATTTGGTCGTCCAGACCCAGTTCAAGAGTTTGCTGACAAACTAAAATCTACGGGTGATAAAGATGAGTGGATTCAAGGTAAAAGGTTAGAACCTAAAATGAGAACTTTCGCTCCTGTCATCGTAAGAGGACAAGAATCTGAAGGTGTTAAATTTTGGGGATTCGGTAAGACTGTATATCAAGAACTATTAAGTGTGATTGCAGATCCTGATTATGGTGATATTACAGATCCTGTAAATGGTAGAGACATAATGATTGAAAGACAAACACCTGCTGAAGCTGGTAATCAATATGGTAAGACTACTGTAAGGGTTAAACCCAATCAAACTCCAATTACTGAAAATAAAGATATGTTAGAAACATTGTTGAACTCTCAACCGAATCTAACAGAACTTTATACAGAACCATCTTATGATGAATTAAAAGAAGCTCTTGCTGGATACCTTAATCCAGATGCAGCTACTGAAACAGATACAGCTACAACATCTAATAATGTTGCTACTACTACAGCTCCAACTGCTAACACAGGTGGAACTACTGCAAGTACAACTAAAAAAACAGATGATGTAGAAGACGCATTTGATAGTTTGTTCAATAATTAATAATCAGTAAATCTAATTATGTGGTTGTTGAAGACTTGGATAAAACCGCTAAGTATTTGCTACCGGATACAACCACATTATTTATAAGGAGAAAGTTATGTCAGATAAACGTGACGAATTGGCGGGTGTGATAGCCTCCGAATTAAATAAAACATTCAAACATCAAAAGGTTGCATACTTTCTTGATGAGGATTCAAATCCAACCGATATTACTGATTACATTTCTACTGGTTCAACCATATTAGATTTAGCTATTGCTAATAGACCTAATGCTGGTGTGCCTGTAGGTAAGATTACTGAACTAAATGGTTTAGAAGGTAGTGGTAAATCTCTTATAGGTGCTCATCTACTAACATCAACACAGAAAAAGGGTGGTGTCGCTGTCTATATAGATACAGAGAGTGCAGTATCACCTGAATTTCTTGATGCTATAGGTGTAGATACAAAGAATATGTTATATGTTCATTTGGAAACTGTTGAAGAGATATTTGAAACTATTGAAACTATTGTTGCTAAAATCAGAGAATCAGATAAAGATAGATTAGTTACCATATTGGTGG